CGAAAAAGAATACCGAATTTTAATTGAACAGTTAGCAACAGGTGGAATAACAGGAAATAAAACTTACCATCAATACCACGATCAATTTGTACCAATCGACTCTGAAGGAGCGGGGTACGCTAACGGTGGTGGAGTGGGTACTATGATGGTACCTCGACAAAATTTTCAACAAGGTGGAGGTGCAGACTTTATGCCTTTAGGCTATGATGAAAATGAAGAAATTGTAGTACAAGATAATTCTCCTAACAATAGTGGATTTATGATTACAGCTGCAGATAATTTATCAAATCAAACAGGTGTTATAGATGCAGCTCCAAAAATTATGGAAAACGCAGGTGTAACTACTATTACTAATTCTGGAATAAATAGTTTTCAACGTCCTAACATGAGAGAGGTTGCTGGAGAATACTTACCTTTTAATGTTAACAATTTAGGTAATCCTACTAACGACAAAAGAGTTGTTTCTGAAGAATTAGGAATGACAGGTTTTGGAACACCCAACATGAGAAATGTTGCTGGAGAAACAAACATAGATAGATTTAGTAATACCGTAGCTCCTGCTCCATCAACTCCAGAAATATATCAAGATTTAATTATGAATCCTGAGTACATGCCAAATAGATTACAAAACATAGAACGAAACGTTGCAATAGATAATATGGATTTTGAAGAAATACCTGGTTTTAATTTTATAGACGCACCTACAAGTTTAAAAAGTAGATTAAAAAATTTAGAATATATTAATAATCCTAATGTAGGAATTATTGATAATATGATTTTATCAAGAGGCAACCCAAAAAAAAGTTTATTTAACAAAACTAAAAATATGTTTAGCAATGTTAAAGATGGAATTGTAAATGTAGGTCAAAGATTTAAAGAAGGTGCGGGAATGATATTTAGTCCTTTAACTGCACTAGCAAGTATGAGAAATCCATTAAATCCTAAAGCTTCAAACTACAATCCTAATTTAGTTGGACAATTAAATGCATTAGATCAAATGGGTAATATGTTATATAATGATCCCAATTCTGGGTTATTAAAATATGGATCAGGTTCTGTATTGTCTGGACAAAATGNAATATCNGGTTTTGGAACAAATGATTATTTAGAACAGTTAGAAAAAAAACAAGCTTATTTTGACAANAGAATTNNAGCTAATAAAAAATATAACAAAGACACTTATGCGGCTACTCTTGCAGAAATAGAAAAAGAAAAAGCTAGACAAGCAGCTATAACTGCAGCTGCTAATGCTGCAGCTAGTAATAACAATCAAGGTGGTGGTGGTGATGGTAGATATGGAAGAGGTAGTGATGGTCAGCAATCTTATGATTTTGGACAAGGATTTGGTATTGGTGCAACAACCGGCGGTCCTGTAAGTAATAGAACCGGTAGAGGAAGAACTGGTTACGCCGACGGTGGTATTGTAAGTTTAAAAATATAATGGAATTAAAATATAATTCAACTCTTGGCGAGATTGTTAAACCTAACGACGAGCCCGCTACTCAATCCGAGATTATGGAATGGATGTTAGAGAACCCTGGTAAGCCAGACGCTTCTGCAAAAGCCTCTCCCGACATGGTTAAAGAAGTACTTGATAGTTTGACAGTTAAACAAACTCCTGATAGTACTACTGTCGAAGAAGGTGTTGAAACAATAACAGATAGAGGATAGAATAGCTTATGGCTACTATAGACAAATCATTACCCAATACAAAAACCGAAATTGAAATTCCAGGACAAGAAGAGATTATAGAAACTCAACAAGAAATTGTTGAAAGACAACAAGGTGACGCTCCAGAAATTGAAATAGATGATGACGGAGGAGCAACTGTTAACTTTGATCCAAGTTCAGTTAATCCAGAAGGTGGACAAGATCATTTTGAAAATTTAGCAGAGTTCTTAGAAGATTCAGTTTTAGATACATTATCTTCTGAGTTAATGGATAAGTATAAAGACTACAGACAATCAAGACAAGATTGGGAAGAAAGTTATCGAGAAGGATTAAACTTACTTGGTTTTAAATATATAACTAGAACAGAACCTTTTAGAGGAGCAAGTTCAGTTACTCACCCCGTATTAGCAGAAGCCGTTACACAATTTCAAGCACAAGCTTATAAAGAATTATTACCAGCCGACGGTCCTGTAAGAACACAAATTATGGGCGATGCAAGTGTCGCTAAAGAAGAACAATCTAAACGTGTTAAAGATTTTATGAATTATCAAATTATGGATCAAATGAAAGAATATGAACCAGAGTTTGATCAAATGCTTTTCTATCTACCCCTCAGCGGTTCTACTTTTAAGAAAGTCTATTATGACGATCTATTAGGTAGAGCCGTTTCAAAATTTATACCGGCTGAAGATTTAGTCGTGCCGTACTCTGCTACCTCATTAGAAGATGCGGAAGCTGTAATCCATGTTATTCGTATGTCACAAAATGATTTACGAAAACAACAAATCAATGGCTTTTACAAAGACATTGATTTGGGAGAGCCGCCTTTACAACAAGATCAACTTAAACAAAAAGAATTAGAATTAGAAGGTATTACTCAAGGTGGTACTGAAGACATGTACACAATTTTAGAAATGCATGTTGATATAGATTTAGAAGGACATGAAGATGTTAATCCTGAAGATCAAGAACCTACAGGAGTTAAACTTCCTTACATTATTACAATTGATGAAGCTAACGGTAAAGTTTTATCTATTAGAAGAAACTATGAAGCAAATGATGTTTTAAAAAAGAAAAAAGATTATTTTGTACATTTTAAATTTTTACCAGGTTTAGGTTTTTATGGTTTAGGTTTAATTCACATGATTGGTGGATTATCTAGAACAGCTACAGTTGCTTTAAGACAATTATTAGACGCTGGAACTTTAGCAAACTTACCAGCTGGTTTTAAAACCAGAGGTGTAAGAATGAGAGACGATGCTCAACCATTACAACCTGGAGAATTTAGAGATGTCGATGTACCTGGTGGAAATATTAAAGATCAGTTTATGCAACTACCATTTAAAGGACCCGATCAAACTTTATTACAATTAATGGGTATCGTAGTATCGGGTGCACAAAGATTTGCATCTATTGCTGATATGCAAGTAGGAGATATGAATCAAGGAGCTGCAGTTGGAACTACGGTTGCATTATTAGAACGTGGATCACGTGTTATGTCAGCTATTCACAAAAGATTATATGTAGGATTAAAAAATGAATTTAAATTATTAGCAGAAGTATTTAAATCTTATCTACCTACGGAATATCCTTACGACGTTCCAGGTGCATCAAGAAATGTTAAAGTAGCAGACTTTGATGACAAAGTAGATATTCTACCGGTAGCAGATCCAAATATATTTTCTCAAACACAAAGAATTTCAATGGCGCAAAACACAATTACAATTAGCGCAATCAAATCCTAAAATTCATAATTTATATCAAGCTTACAGATCTATGTATGATGCAATTGGAGTTAAAAATATAAATGCAATCTTACCTCCACCAATGCCACCACAACCAATGGATCCAAGTTTAGAACATATTATGGCAATTAGTGGTAAACCTTTTCAAGCATACCCAGGTCAAGATCATAAAGCACACATCGATGCGCATTTAAGTTTTATGTCTATCTCTATGGTACAAAATAATCCAATGGCGATGATGTCTTTACAAAAAAACATACTTGAACACATTTCTTTAATGGCACAAGAACAAATTCAATTAGAATATGTTGAAGAACTACAAGAATTACAATCTATTCAACAACAAATGGCACCAATGATGCAAAATCCACAAGCAATGCAGATGATGCAACAAAATCCACAAGCAATGCAGATGCAACAACGTGTTCAACAACTAACTTCTATGATGGAAGCAAGAAAAGCTATTCTAATTGCAGAAATGACAGCTGATTATGCTAAAGAAGAAGACAAAATTAGCTCTGAAGTAGGTGGAGACCCACTTTTAAAACTAAAATCACGTGAATTAGACCTAAAAGCTAAAGCAGACCAAGACAGAACTGCAAATAATGAAGCAAGATTAGACTTAGACACGATGAGAGCTATGATGGACGACCAACAACACGACGAAAAGCTAGAACAAAACGAAGAACTAGCTGGATTGCGTGCAGGAGTGTCAATTGCTAAACAACAAATGGCAGACAAAAGTAAAGTTCACGATTTCGGTAGAAATTTTAAGAAAAATTAACTATAATATCATTAAGGAGAAACATTATGAGCAAAGATTGGACTAGAGGATCTAGATTTATGGACAAAGACCCTAAAGTTGTAAAAGAACTAGGGGCTGGAGCTGATGGTTATGCAACAGGCGGCGTTACTATTCCTATGACGAGTGGTACTAAAGCAGAAGTAGTTACTGTAAAAGGAACTAAAGCTTTAAGAGCTGATAAAAANCCTGTTAAAGCTACTTGGTACTAAATCATGTGGTTATCGGCAATTAAATTAGCCGTTTCTGCTGGTAGTAAAATTTATGCTAACAAGCAGAGGGCAAAAGTCGCAATGTCTGATGCACAATTGTTACATGCAGAACGACAAGCGCGAGGTGAGGAAGCTTACCAAGGTAAACTTCTAGAAGCTCGTCAAAAACGACTACAAGGACGAATTCGTTTTGGTAATTTTGTCGGCGCCAATAATTGTCCTGGCTTGGGGAGTCTTTAGTGACAATCCGGTTGCTATGGAGAAGGTAAAAATTTTCTTCGAGCATTTTGCGGCACTCCCGACTTGGTTCAGTACCCTTTGGATCCTCGTCGTGGGAAGTATTTTTGGAATTAAGGGAACTCAAATTTTTAAAAACGGAGGAAAAAAATGAGACAAAACGGAGTAAGATCACCAGTAAGATTTCCATATGGAAGTTCTGGTATGAAAAAAGGTGGATCTGTTAAAAAGAAAAAACAGGGATACAAAGATAGAAAAGAT